ATCCTGATTTGCGATGACTGCCTGAGCTTCCTCTACGGTCTCAGGGTCGCCAGCCTCATCACGACGGTCACGGCGGTCTTTGACGAGTTCAACCTTTTCCTCAACAGTTTCGGGTTCGGTTACAACAACCTCTCCTTCATCAGTTGCAGCGGCTCCGTTCTCGACAACCTTGTCGGGAGCATCCTCGTCAGCATTTGCGGCAAGTCGTGCAGCACGACGGGCCTTATACTCTTCGATTGCCAAAGCGAGTTCTTCCTGGCTGAGAACACCATCGGCACGACGAGCATTTTTCTTGGATTTCTTAATCTGCTTTGCCATTGCTTTTCCTCCTTTAAGGATTTTAATGTCACGGCTGTCGATATTTAGCCGTGCTTGTTCGCCTGCACGGGCTTCTCGTACAAGGGCTAAGTGGTTAATACGGATGTTCCTCTGAATTGCGTCATAGGGTTGCCCCTCCCACAGTCCCGGTGTTTCGTCCAGGTCGAGATTGTAGCCGAGGGACAATTCCTTCAGACCGCAATCACGCATTTCATCGGTGTTGTGGATGACAATTTCAGCACGGACATCGTTTCCGCTACGATAACCTTCGCCTAAAATGGTTCCGATTGCTTCATCTTCCACATTGTTCTTGTCAACAAGACCGGCATCGTGGGTGATGATAATCGGCTTACCTTTATAGGACTTCAGGCTCTCTTCTGCGAAAACTTCGTCCGGGAGACGAAGCTCCCTCCTGACAGAGCCATCAGGATTGCTGTACTCAAAGATACCCGTGGTAGTCAAAATGGGTCTATCCATCAGGTATCCTTCGGGGGTGAAATGCGTCTGTCCCAGAGGTAAACTATCCAGACGAATCACCTTTCTAAGTTTGGGAGTCATATCGAATCCCCCTCCTTTCGGAGTATATTTGTGAAGACCGTCATTGCTGACTGCCTCCCGCCTCACGGTCGGTTCCTTTATTCTTTACGAAATCAAGGTCTCCTTCCGCAAAAACGCTTCCTTCGCCTTCATCTGTATTCGATGCGGATTCATCATCCTCACCGGAAGGCATTACAAGCCCGGTAAGTTGGAGAACCAACTGCTGTAAATCAGCGGTCTGTCCCACAATCTGTTCATCAAGGACCATTGCTACTTCGGGCTGTTTATGTTCAATCATCTCGATAACACCTGCGTTGAGTGTATCAATACGCTGGCATACCGAGGCAATCTGTCTTGCAATAGGTCCGATAGCTTTTGCATTCTTCATAGTATCGTTTCCTTTCGTCTGAAATGAAAACAGAGACATCTCCGAGGAGAGTCTCTGCTCCGTGATAAGCGATATTCAATCTAGCTTCTTGTCGCTTCGTGACTTGCCGTATTTGTCAACATAAAAGCAATCTTCCCATCCACGATATTTGTCTCTTTCTACGACATCGGGAGTGCATTTCTTATGACATTTCTTCTTCCACCGAGGGCAGATACAAATAGTCCTGCCTTCCGGCGAGTAATCAATGAACACCTTGATGTATTCTTTGCCTGACATCAGCAATGCACCTCCTTTGTACGAAATAGCCGGATTTCATATCAAATCCAGTCGATGCCCCATTTATCTACGACATCTCTGAAATCCTCAACATCGTGAGGAACGATAGAAAACTTTCCGTCTTTGAAACCGATGTGTCTGAGTTCGTGGTACATCAGATGTTCCATCTTCTCTTCGGAGAGGTTGGCTACATTCGGTTCGTAAAAGGTGATAAGGAAATCGAACGGCAGGATTGCTTTCAGCTTATCCTTGACCTTTTCGGTATCGGCAAATACGGTCTTGCCTCTACTGGTTTTCTTCTCGCTCGACATCTGAAACGCAACTCTCAGAGAGGGAGAATCGAGGTGGTGAAGGTTTTCGTTTTCTGCGATAACCTTCTTTGCAATCTCGGCGAGATTGTCATTCGTTTTGTAGGTTACAGCCATACAATCACTTCCTTTCGTTACAGGTAATTTTTACCGAAGAGGTCGATGAATTCCGGTATCGAAAGACCGTACTTTTTCATCGCAGCAATCTGTGCTGCTCTCTTCAGTTCGTTGGAGATTTCGACATTCTTGTGTGCCGAGTCTTCTCCGAATATATGACATCGGCAGTGGTGCAGAAACACGAACAATCCATACTGTTCCGACTTGTTTCTGTACGGGCCTCCGAATATGTGGTGCTTATCAAGCGGTTCTAAGTTGCGGTTCATACCGCACAGGAAGCAGTGGTCTGTATCAGTCTGAAGAATACTTTTCATCGGTTCAACAGTCCCTCCAAATATGCTATTCTTTCAAGGGTTTCGGTGGAGATGTTTTCCTGACTGCACTCCTGAATAACAAGCTCAATCAGTCTCGACATCTGTTTCGTATCGAAGGTGCTGGAGCCGTAATACAGAGTGACTTCTGAAAATCCGTTCCTCCGTGTTACTTCCTCTCCGAACCAACCGAGACCGTTTCTCGTCCACTCCGTAAGCAGTTTGTCTGCGGCATCCGAGGCAACCTTTACCGTAGCTGTGTTCCCTCCGACATTTCGGATGATGTCACGGTATATCGTTTCTTTCGGAATTCCTGTTTCCTCTGCAAGTCTGTCGATAAGAACCCACGCATAGGCGTTGGCTGAAAGACTCCTTTTGTTGCGGTGCTTTTTCAACTCAATGTCTATAACATCCTCGCTGATTATGTCGTCCGCTTCCTTTTGGAAGGTCTTCGTTTCGTTTATCTCCAGAGTGACAAGCGTTTTCCTTGTTGCTACATCAATGCGTGTTTGCCTTATTTTTCCGGTGAGTTTCATATTCTGTACCTCCCTTACGGTTTGTACGGAATATCGAGAGTGTCAAGGTCAAACACCGGTATTGCAACGCATCTGCAACAGTAATCTTCTCCGGGGTGGCAGTACCTTCCCGTATATACACGACCTCTCGATTTCGTTTCATACCACATTTCAGGCGGGTCATCCCAACTGATAATCTTGTTGTTCAGCTCACGGTGGCAGTCACGAACACGACTGTCGTGCGATGTAGACCATCGGTATCGGCTACATCCTGCATCCTTCTGTTGCATCTTCGTGATTTGCGAGTTCAGAGTGCTTATCTGGTCTCTTGCAAGCATCAATGCCTGATGCTTATTCACCTTGAACTTCGATGAGATTTCCTTCTGAACATCACGAATCGATTTACCGCTCAGATAACTTTCCATTATCGTGTCGTGCATCTCATTCAACGATGCTGACGGGATGCTCTTGATTTTCAGGACATTCTCCTCAACCCATTTACGGATGCTTTCGGCATAAAAGTCACCGTTGTAGTAGTCGTCAAGGATGTCAATGCCGAGCGTGTCGTGTATCACTCGCTTCCATTCCTTCAGGGAATTGTCCTTCGTTGACTTTGCAATCTTTTTCAGGAACTCATCCACCCCGAATGCGGAAATCTTCTGTTCAAGTTCTTTCTGAACTTCCAGTATCGCACGGCGAATATCTCCGTCAAGGTCGTTTGCATCATCAAACCGTGAGTCTCCACGCCGTTGCTTTCGGTATGAAGCAATCATATCTGGGAGGTGTGCCTTCAATGACTCCTGATACATCTTCATAAAAGCGTTCGTCAATCTCATAAACTCACGCTCGGCTGATGCAGGGTACTTCGGAACTGACCTTGATTTGAGTGCTGAATTACCCCTGAATTTGCCCTTTACGGCATCTCTTACTGCCAGTTGATGTTGTATGTCATTCAATGCTTTTCCCCCTTTCCCGGTGGTTTAGCGTGATTTTACGGCATAAAAATAGCAGGGTATCAAACGATACTCTGCTGATTCTTATATCCGGTATATTACTGAGCGTCTTTTAACTCGTTTTCAAACTCATCTTCATCGAGGGTTCATTCGTCTTCGACTATTGCGTTGCCGAGAAGCGTAACGAGCTCCGATGCCATTGAGCAACGCTCCGTAAGCTCTTCTCCGTTCGTTGGAGTTTCCGCACATTCTATATCGCACATAACATCGTAAACCTTGTCATAAAGGTCGTCTTCGTCCATATCGAATAGTTCCTGCTCATTTACGGAGCATTCAGAACATATAAATTCAATCTGTTCACCTGACAGTTCTTTCAGAACATTTTTCATTTATTCTGCCTCCTTTTCTCAACCGTGACTATGGTTCCGTTTGTAAAGTCAACCACAAGCCTCATATTCGGTATATCGTAGCATCTCCTTGATTCAGGATATGTCTTGTCAGGCGATACTTTCGCACTTTCCAACATTTCCTCAATCTTTTTCTTGGAGATGTTTCGTTGTGCTATTCTGTCGTATGCGTGAGGTTCGCTGAATCTTTTGATTTCAACTCCATCTGATGTCTTCTTTCCGATTATCCTCTTGTCATACGATTCCTTGTCTTTTTGACTTAGATGCGACCTTTTATGATGTCCTTTGGCATTGTCGTTTCCTTCCGGAGCTCCATCTATGATTGTATCCTTTGACTTAATCTTACTCAATTTTGCAGATTTGTCAATAGGATTTTCGGAAATAAACGGAAAAGTTGATGAACTGTCAGATTTCAGAACCGACACAATCTTGTCGAGTCCGTCCTTGAACGGCTGGAACAGAGAAGGACCGAGAAGTTCGATTTCTTCAAGAGTCAGGAACCGGGGTGAGCTGATTTCCCCGTCAATACAATCGGGTTCTCCTTCGTATTCGGTACAAAGGAAGATACAAGGCGAAAGCCCGCTACCGGGTTCGGTAGGTCCGTAACCAATCGGTATGAGTTCGGTGGGGCTTATGCCGAATTCCTCTTCTGTTTCACGGAAAGCCGCATCTTCGGGAGTTTCTCCTTCTTCTACATGACCGCCCGGACCGCATATCGTGCCGGGAGAATTGTCATTCATCCTTGTGCCGCATAGAATCTTGCCGTTGGAAATCACAATAACGCCCACAGAACCGTGTTTTACGGTTTCGGTGGGTATTTGTGTACCTTCTTCATTATCGTCCATTTCCGCCCCGTTTTGGGCTATTTGAGCAAGTTCCTCATCGGTCATATCCTGCGGAAGTTTTGTTGCCGCAGGAGCAGTATCGGACGAGTTGCCTTCAAGCGGATTATCCTCTTCGGACGCTTCCATACCGGCAAACAAATCATCATCGGTATCAGGCATATCATCGAGCATATTCTCGACATCGAAATCCTCGCTTTCTGCAAGTTTATTTCTAACCTCTGACGGGTCGATAGCCTGCATATCAACATAAATCTGTGCGGTAGACGCCTTCGTTTGCTGAATCTGTGCTTTCTTCAAATCGAGGTCTGCCTGTTCAAGTTCGCTCATAGACCAGAGCGGGTTGAATGACACCTTGATTTTCGGTATCTCCTTGATTTCTCCCGTGTACATACCTGCCTGAGCAATAACAGAGAGCAGATAGCGTAGGTTACTGCGGAGGGTTCTCTTCTGGATGCGTTCCACATAGTTGTAGAAGTTCTCCATATCAGATTCTCCGGTTGCGTTCATACCGGCAGGAGAACGACCAAACAAAATCGTCTGCGGTATAGAGGTCAATGCCGATAGGAAGTTACAGGTCGAGTCTATGACTTCGTTCACACCTCCGAACTGGAACTGCTTGAAGTCGTAATCTTCTCCTTCATTGTCTATTGTGATGCTACTGAGAAGCCCTCTCGCAAGGTCTATTGTCTGTAATCTCCTGAGAACGGCAGATTCTCCTTCATCGGTTGCAAGCAACTGTGCAAGGTCTTTCATCTTGTAAACCGCCTGCACGGAACGGTCGAGCATTTTGACTACACTACCGTGTGCAAGTTCCGTATCACGGATAGCTCTCTGAATACGGATATATTCTGGCATTCCCCAAAGCTGATAGTCCGTATTGGTGCAGTTTTCGGGAAGGGTTCCGTTTTGGAATACAAGGCATCTGCTTTCGTGAACCGTGAAGGTTCCGTATCTGCTGTAAACAAGATACCGTTCCGGTGTACCGAGTCTGCTTCCTCTCGTTCTGAACGGGTCGTTCGATTGATACGAGAACATAGACGATGTATCAGGCGTAATAACAGACCTGTCATAAACACGGAGGTCGTCAATGGACTGGATGTTGCTCCAGTCAAGAGGTTCGTCAATTCCACGCCCATCATTGATGAGCATTACTACGATTGCACCTCCGAACAGTCTCGTCCATCGTCCTGCGGTCATTGCAGCTTCTTCCCAGTCGAGTTCATCGAGAGCTTCGTAGAAGAAGTCCAATGTCTCCGGGTCACTCACATCATCCATTGTGAAGCCGTGTTTTACAGCTTCTTCAGCAGGAGTGTCTATGATTTTTGCAAACAGACCGTTCCCTTCGTAGAAAGCTGTGAGTTGGTCGTCAGGTACATCTGCTTCCCGTTGGAAGCGGTACTGTTCGGTTGTGTCTTGGGTCGTTCCGTATCTGTTGAGCAGATTGATAAACCCGTCTCCGTGGAACTGGTCGTTTACACGGATAGGTCTGACAGCGTGACCGGCTTGCTGTTCAATCATTTTGTTGTACTGCTTTATCAAATCGAAACGCTTTTCAATGTTGCTGTTTCCCAATTCACTTTTCACTCCTTTTCGTTATATTAAAGCACTGACATTGAACGGTACATTCGTTTCCAGTTCGGTGAAGCCGTTGGATGCGGCATCCACCATATCCTTGAATTTACTTTCTGGGAAGTTTTCAAGCTGGAACAGGAACGGTTCGTTCCAATCTCCGTGAACAATGTCGAAGTTGCCTGCTTGCCATTGAGCCGCCATTGGTTCGGCTCTTGCTTCCTTGCTTCCGGTTTCTGCTACGGTTACTACATTGAAACCGGCAAGGAACTTGATGTAGGATTGTGCCTGTTCTTTTCCTGCCTGACCGGGGTCTTTCGGAAGTCGAATCTTTACATCCCGATATGTCGCTCTGTCCGACTGTGCCGTGTGCAGTATCGTCTGACGAACATCCGCCGCAGACATCTGCTTGTTCACTACATCGGCAATAACATATCTTCCGTTTTTCCGTTTTCCTATGAGTACGCCTGCTGTGTATGCCGCCTCTCCGTTTTCGTCTTCGGATGTAGCAGCCAAGTCCCAACATCGCACCCACCGTTCAACATCGGCAGGAACGAATTGCAATATATCTCCGAGTTGCTCCCGTTTGAAATACAATCCGGCAGCAGCCTTGATTTTCCAGTTACCGTGAAGCAGCCTCTCACGCTCGATTACAGAGAGTGCTTTCAGGTTCGCAAGGTATCCGGGGTTCACCTTCAGAAGTTCTTGGTTATCCGAGAGCTTCGACATAATGAAGGTAACGGAGCGTGGTTCGTTTCTGTCTTCCTCCGATACGAGGTTGAACCTTCTCCACAATTCTTCTTTCGTGTTTGCCCAGTGGATTTGCTCATCCCTTCGTATGAACCACCGTATCTTACCGCTTCTTTCCGGTATCGGGTATCCCGTTTCCGGGTCAATCCACCAATCTATAAACTTTGCCACCCACGAGTCCGCATCCGGGTTGCAGGTCGCTCTGATAAACGGTTGAACACCGCAGGAGCTACGGTTACGGGATAGCATATAGAAAAATGTCTTTTCTTCAAAGTGAGTCAGCTCGTCGAAACAAATCTCACAAATCTGTGAACCTTGCCACTTCGATACTTCCGCAAACTTTTCTATGTGGGCAAACTTTACTTTGGATACGATGTCTCCGTCTTTGTTTCTGAACCACCACTCTCCGCCGGAGAACTTAGGCTCCGAACCCTTGATACCCATATATATCTTCATCGACTCATCCCACAAGCCACCTTGCGAGAATATCTGATTGAAGTTTCTACGGAATATCGTGCAACCGAATCCGGGAACATTCTTATATCTGAGCGGTGACATCAGCAGTCCGAACGATTTACCTCCTCCGGCGGCTCCGCCATAGATACAAATGTTAGCCGGAGTTGACATGAAGGCTTGTTGCGGTCCTCTTTGAGGTCTTATAATCGGCACTGTGAATCACCTTCTTTCCTCGATGTTCACCCGCTATTCGGTATCATCGGCTTCTCCTTCTCCTTCTGCAACCTCATCTTCAGGAGGAAGCTCACACTTTTTCTCGTCTTCTATTTCGGGAAGGTAGATGACGACATCCGTGTTTTCATCCTCATCCGACATATTGACTGCAATCTTTGCGTTCTCGACTCCTCCTCCGAGTGCATTGACCTTTGCCTCGCTCTCGACATCTCTTCGTCTTTCGGATGCAATGGACTCACGCTCTTTGCGGTTTTCTTCGGGTTCGTAGCCTGCCATTTTCATCAATTCACGGTAAGCATCGAGATTTCCGGACATTGCCATCGTGAAAAGTCTGGCTTGCAGAGCAACCATATTCGACTGGTCTGCTTTATCCGCACCGAGTTCTGTAAGGTTCTCACTCAGCTTGCCTTTTGCCGCCAATTCGAGGATGTATCGAGCCGCTTCTTTTGCGTCCCTTTTTGCCTTTCGAGTTTCTGCGGATTTCTTACCTCCGATTGAACCTCGTTTCTTTGCTTCCTCTTTGCTAAGTTCGCCTTTTTTTATCGGTTTCAGGTTTGCGTCCTGTTTCGGATTTCTTGCCACATTTCCACCTTCCTTTCTGCATAAAAACAACCCCTTCTGAAACCTCAGTAGGGGCTGTTTGTGCTTCTTTGCATTTTTGGTGTAGATTTATGTACCGTATAGCCGTTTCACGGTTTCTATGCCCTTTACGGCTATTTTATCGGTATCGTAGCCAATCTGTTGATAGAAGTCCGGGTGAACAATGCACTCGTAACCCCTTTTCATATCTTCAGAGTCCTGCTTGCTGATGCCGAGCCGAAATTCTTTGGCTATACGAAGTGCGGATTTGTAATCTCCGTCTTTCACGAGACGGCGAACCGTATCACTC